TTATTTAAAATAAACAGTCACATTAATATGTGAAGGAAAATCGTCATTCACTCTGTTTCTTATTACAGCCTGCTGTTCAACGGTAAATTTGTCATATATATTAATAACCATATAATTGCCCGTCGGATGCTCCGAAAATTTAAAATTCTCAACTCCGTAACCTCGCATCATTTTTTCAAACGATACCACAGTACAGTCGCCTCTGAGCTGTTCAGCCGTTTCAAGCAATTCTCTGCGTTTTTCTAAAGATTCGTCACTTCTGTCAACACCGACGAATCTTTCACGTTCTGAAAGGCCATAGCTCTCAGCCGTTTCAATAAAGCATTCACGCTCCATTATTTTAAGCTCGTCAAACACCCTGTCAAGTCCCTCTGCATACGCTTTAAGCTCTTTCCTTATATTTGAATCTTCAGTAACACTGTAAATTCCGGTGCTTTCAAGCTTTGTTTTCATAGACTCAAAACTGCTCATCATTTTACAAGCACGCTCGCAGTTCCGGTCATAAAGCATTGTGATGCTGAAATTGCAGTATCCGACATCTCAACATTAAATTCATAGTTCACAATACAGCCAGTATCAAGCAATGCCTTTCCAAGAGCCGAAAGATACAGCTTTTGACCAATTCCAAGCGACCTTATAAAATCATTAAAGGCATCCTTGCATTTTTTTATAATCTCACTGTCCGAAAATTCCTCACGTTTATATACTGTTACGTCAAGGTCAAAAGCAGTAAGGCTTGCATTTTTCACCTGTACATTTACATTAAGCTCCCTCTTGGACTCAATAAGCGTCTGAGCTTGATTTATCGCAGTGCTCAATGCACCTTTGCCGTCGCCGCTTACATACACATCTACCGTACCATTCCCTCTTACCTTACCAACAGCCTTTGCCTTTACAATCCCGTCAACAGTAAGTGCAAGCTGTTCATAATATGCTGCATTAGTACCGTTAGGCAAACGCAAATAACTGTCTCTTATGCGTTCACGCAGCTGCTCGTCGCTCTCCTCATCAGTACCGCCGGAATATACCTCACTGTTTGTTACCCATTCAATTTCAGACGGAACATCAACAGCGACCGTCACCTTGCCAAGTGCGACATTACCGCTGCTTCCGGCTTTCTCTGCCTCTGCATACACGCTTACAAAATTATTTCCCTGTGAAATCTCCTCGTCTTCCGTTGTAACAAATCTTCGTGGAATTTCTTCGGCAGTTGCCGCTACTGATCCCTTCGGAATGATAATAGTGTGGTCTATCGGTTCCGAAATAAAAAAAGTAATTTCGCCCTGCGCCTTCTGAGCAGGCTTTCGCTCAAGTCCCCTTTGTTTTGCAAGGTAATCAAGTCTTTCACCCGTTGCAGTTTCAACATACATCTGGTTTTTTATCCACTCCATATTGACCTGAGCATTATAAATCTCTCCTGCAAGCACCCTGAGCCTGATTGCAATATCGCTTGCCTCATCAAACTGAGCGCCGCTTTCCTGCTCATACTTATTTTTCATTCTTTCATAAATTTCATCATATGTTTCCAAGCATATACACCTCCTCGGTTCTGCATTCGCCGTTAATGCAAATCTTTACCTTAATTTTCTCGCCAAATTCAATTACACTCACGTATGTGTTTTCAAATCTTGCCAAAGCTTCATTCAGCACAAGCTCAAGCCTTTGAGAGCTGTCTGTTCCGTCCATCTCTATTTCATTTATTCTTGAGCCAAGCCCCCTGTCGTACACAAACTCGCCAAGCCTTGCGCTTATGCAAATCATAACACGCTGAAACAAAGCCTCTTTCTCTGTAATTCTTACAAATCTTCCCGTGCTGTCAAGTGCAATATCGCCGTTTTCAATTCTGCAATCAATCATATCAAAACTCCTTGCCGTTAATCAAAACCTTGCCGTTGTTTTTGAGCACAATGCTTGCGCCGCCTTTTGAAAACAGCATAACCTCGCCTTCACTGAGATTATGCGACTTAGCAATAACACCAAGGTTTAATTCTCCGTCCTCAAGCGGCAATACCACAGCATTCTCACCAACAGGCGGTACGCTTACAATTCCGTACGGAGTGCAATTTTTTATCTGTTTGTGCTCGCACGATGACTCAACCGATACTCTGTTATTTTTTGAACTGCTGACATTTCCTTTGACCGCATTTTTATTGCTCATAGAATTTTTTGTAATATATCCTGTCAGCCACATATCAAATCTCCTTTCCAAGCTCCAGTGCAGTAAATTCGCCGTCTTTTCCCAGACTGTACTGCACCTTTTGCACAACTAAATTTTCCAAATTACCAAGCCTTTCATCACAAATTTTAGCTTTGCATCCCATTGCATCAACAACACATTCCCTGCAAAGAAGCATAATACAGTAGCTTTTTTTATTGCTGTTTTCAATAATTCTGTCTGCCGTTTTAAGACCTCCTGTATCTGCCGTTGCATCCATAAATCTTACACTGCCTGCACCTCCGGCTTCGGCACTGTCATTTACAATCCTTGAGTTATATCCGCCAAATCTGTCAATCTTAACACGCACCTCGGAAATCAGTTCACACTTTTTACGGCTCTCCTTAATTGAAACATAGTCAATACCGCCTTTGCCGAACAAAAGGCATCTGTCACGCACTCTTCCTTTTAAAAACACTTTTCCGTCGCCGTCAACACAGGGAGTTGTCCCATAGTGAACTTTACAGAAATTCTCAATTACCTGCCAATGCGTCATACCCTTATCAATTCTGAAATAATTTGACAAAGGTGTATCATCCGCATCCTGAGCTTCAATTCCAAATGGTTTCAGATGCTTTTTGCACAGAAATTCAGACGTCGGACAGTAATATGTAACCGGCTCGGCTTCATTGTCGAGCAGAAGTCCGGCAGGACTTCTTGCGGTGAGTTTGATAATTGCCTGTTTTTCATCACACAAGCTCACAATCTCATCCACCAAGCCCCTGAACACAAGCGTATCACCGCTTTTAGCCGCAATCGTGTTCACATTCAAAACTAAATTTGCATCATAAGGCAAGGTTACTGCAATACTGTCGGCAGGAACATCATTTTCAATGTTAAGCACCACCGACAGCAATTCACCGCTTTTCAGCACGTTACCGTCTGAATCTTCAAAAAATAAACTCAGCATAATCGCACCTCAAATCCAGCGGTAACCTCGTCAGGTCTTTTAATTTCGGGATTCAGCATTACAAGTGTATCAATTTTTACTCCTGTCTTATATGCAGCATCCCATAAGCTCTCATTCTCACCTATCACATAAACTTTCGGCTTGCTTTTCTGTTTTTTCTCCATAACTTCACGGAACACAAACTCATATTCAAGCATATCGGGCTTTGGCTTGCCCAGAATTTTAAGGTTTTCAAAAACTGCAAAAACAGGTTCAATTTTATCAATGGCAAGCACTCCTGCACCGCCCTGTCTGAACAGCCTGAACAATCTGTCAAACTGTTCAAGGCAATTTTCTCCGAACAGCTGCCCTTTGCCCTTTATGACCATATTTCTGCGTTCCATATTCTGTATGTATGCCCCTCCGTTCGGGCTTTTAAGCTCATTAACCTGCTTACCGCATTCAAAAGATATTTCGGCAGGATTATGATGCCATTCAAAGCCCTTGAATCTCATCGGCACAAGCTTCACTTTCCCCTCGCCTCGCTCTCCTGTTCAAGCACTCTGCTGTACCGTCTGCTCTCCTGCTCAAGCAGCTCGCTCAGATTCTGCATATCGTTCGTGCCTTTCTTTACATTTACAAAACTCTCAATATCAAATCTTATGTCTGTCATAGCACAGTCCTCTCTTTTGCAGCAAGAGTAACCTCAGCCGCAATTCTGCCCTTTGGTTTTATTACAGTCTGCATATTTTTAACTACGCACTCATCATACCGTACTTTTTTGTCCTCACAGCAAATTTCAATTTTTGAAACCCTGTCGTCCTCTGCAAACGGACAACTTTTACCGACATCAAGCTCCAACTCAACCTCATAGCTGCTCTCCTTGCTCACATATACGGGAACCTCGGACAAAAATGTACCAATATCCGTAATCTCATTTTTTCTGACGCTTTTGATTTTAGTTACTCCGCCAAACTCTTCTCCGTCAACAAGTAATTTTACATTTTCACCTTTTAACAGTACATCACTCAAAAATTATGCCTCCTCACACAAGCAAAATGAAATTGTAAAAAACAGCGTGCGGTAAATCGCATTCAGGTCAGCGTCGAACGCAATCGTTGAAGCACTGCTTTCTGTTACAATCTTCTCATTGTCCGCCTTTTTTAATCCAGTCAGCATCTCGCTGACAATCTCGGACAATCCGCTTCCGTTTTCATCAGCAGGTGCATACACCCTGATTTCAACCTTTGCAAGATATTCCTCTCCCTTTATTGATGACGACAAATATCCTCCGATATAGCTTTTTGACTGAGTTGTATCTGTAACGGACACGACAGCAATCACACCCTTTATGGGTGTTTCAATCTTGTGTGAGCCGTACTCACGCACAAAACGCACATTATCAAGCTCGGCATTTCGCTTAAGCCCAACAATAATCCTGTCAACCTGCTTCTCTATCTGATTCATAATCGTCCTCCAAATCATCACCATAAGGTGTCAGAATTGCCCACACATAAATCGGATAATCCTTCACATAATATGTTTCACATCTCTTTACAATATATTTACTGTTCTGCATTTCTATTACGGAGTACTGCTCTGTAAGCGGGTTTTCAGCATATCCGATATATAAATACTTTTCATCTCTGTCTTTTCCCAGCAATCTGTACTTGCCGCCCACATACACCCTGTTTTTATATCTGAGCGGCTCTACAAATGCCGTGACATTATGTTTTTTATCGCCTTCAACAATAGTCACACTGTTTCCGTATCGCTTTATTGTTTCCTTAATTGAGCCAAAAATACTCATCACATCACCGCACCAAACAAAAATCTCTTCTTTTGCACAAGGTCACTGTATTGTTCCAGATATTCCAGCCACAGTTTTTCAGCCCTTTCAGCGCTGTCAGCAGGTGATGTCACACTGACATCACCCGCCTTGAACGATGATACCTCCTGCGCCTTGCAAAGTGAATAAAGCCGAAACGCATAAACAGCACACAGCATTTCAATTCCGGCATAGTCTGCCGCATTCAGATTTTCTTTAATGACAATAGAATTGACATAATCGCAGGCTTCGTCAATCAGACTCCTCCAATCGTAAATTTCACTGTTTGACAGTCCGCTCAAAAGCGCAAAACGTGAAACCACATTTGCAATATTCAAGGTATCACCTCATTAACAGCTTAAAGCCTTTGCAGCCTCGGTAAATATTTTGGAAAAGCCTGCCGTACAGGTAATTGCAGCTCTTTCAAGCTGACGGTCAATAAGCTTGTCATAGTCTGTAACAACGCCGCCTGCCTGTACCATTTCAAGCGCACAATTCTTGTCAAGCCCGATAATCTTGCCGCCCGTCATTTCGGGAGCATGAAGAAGCGTAGCACCCATAGGTGTAATCATCTTACCCGTGCCCTGAAAATCAAGCCCTGCGTTTGAATCCTGCATCTGAGAAAGTGCAAGGATTTTCTGCATTTCTGCTGTCGGTGCAAGAATTGTATTAAGCTCATAAGGGGACATAGATGACCAGAGCTTTAAAAGGTCTGCATATTCAACACTGCCTGCTGTCTTTGCGGCAACCGTCTCAGCCGCATTGTTGTTGCCGTCACCGTTCAGAAGTACATCAATAGCGTCCTTTAACTGTGCTCTTGCAATATATGCACCAATCTGATTAAGTGTTACAGTGAACAAATCAAGTCGCTGAAAACGAAGTGCCTCATAGGATGCCACAAGCATTCTTCCCCTCTTATGAAGCTTAACAAGATTTTCTCTTGTTTTTACGACTGTCTGCGGAATCTGAGCCCCCTCCGCAACAACCTTAAGGCTTTTGTCGTCCTCGCTCGGGGCGGACACAATGCTTCTGTAATCCATACCCTCAATGTCAGTAACGGTTGCCACAAGGTTCGGAAGAATATCTGCTCTCTCCATTCCCTGCTTTACGGCACGGCTCACATATTCAGGGAAGAGTGCGGCAGAGTTTGATGTCTGGAAAAACTTTTCAACGCAGTCGCTTTCCTTACCCTTGACCTTAATGTCAAAACGCTTGAGCTGTCTTGAAAAAGCATCAAGCCCCTCAAGAGAAGTTCCTCTGTAATTTTCGCTGGGGTCAAGATTTTCAAGCGCCTTTGTAAGACCGCCCTTTGTCTGATACATACCCTTCTCAATAGTAATATTTTCAAAATTAGCCATATTATTTACCTCCTAAGATTAAAGAATAATTCCTGCTTCACTTGCAGTTGAATTGATTACAAGATGTTCTCTGCCGCTGTCGCTTGCAGCAACAACACCGCTTGCTCCTGCGGCAAGTTTTGTAAAGCCGAGAGCAAGCTTCGCACTTGTCTTGACTGTAACATAGCCTGAAAGCTGTACAGCTGCATAGCCGTCACGCACAGCAACACAAATTCCGCAGAATTTGTCACCGCTTGCACACGCCGCCACAGTGCCGTCCGCACTGATTTTTACAGGCACGCCTACAGCATTAAGCTTGCTGTCTGCAACAAAGGTTGCGACATTTTCGTTATATCCGTTAAAATTTACATTCATAAAATTACCTCCGTCAAATTGTAAACTGACCGTTTAAGTCAGAATTTTCGTTATTATGTTTTTTGTTATAAAGCTGAGGCACCGCCTCAAAGCTCAGATCCTTCTGCTTCTTAAAAGCATTCCGGAATTCGCAAAGCTGTGACACAGTCATTGACTTTGCAATATTTTCCATTGTTTCTCTTGAAATGTCGGGCTGAACAAGCGCCGAAAGCTTAACAACCTCGCTTGTAAGACTTTCACGGTAATACGCTCCGTCCTTTGCAAGCTGTCTGAGGTTGTCTACATAGCTTCTGAGCTTTTTGCAGTCGGCTTCTGAAAGATTAAAGCCCTTCTCCTCATCAAGATTTTTCAAAATTTTCTCCATTGTCATTTCCTTTCTGTTATTCAGATGCGACTTTGTAACCCCTGCATTCTTCTGAGCAGGCACAGCCACAAAGCTCCATTCATATGCGTCATACGGGTTCAGAAGTTCACCACAACAGATTTTTCCGCCGTAGCTTTCGCCCTTGCGGTGAACACATCTTTCCATATCCTCGCCGCAAATACTGCAAACAGTCTTCTCAACGGCACAGCCGACGCTAACCTCTTTGATGATACCGCTGTCAATCGCTGTAATAACATCACGGTTGCCTTCGCTATTCGGCATATACGCTCTTGCCTTGAGCTGAAAGTAGTCATCTCCCGTTTTGGTTTTCATTCCGCTTACAGCCTCAACACCACACGAAAAAATTCTTGCCGTCTGATTTCTGGCACTCGGATTATGGTCTATAATGCCTGTCTTGCCTACAAACAGTTTTTCAAGTGCAAACAGCGACTCAACCGTAAACCGTTCATTGTCACGGTCAATATCATTGTCGCAAAGCGCAACCGAAAACACATATACCTCGTCAGCATTCAGTTCCCTGCGTGTATAAGCATTAATCATTTTCAGTTCGTCATCTGTAACTGTGCTGTTTGCAGTGTCGGTAACAGTGCCCGAAAAAACTTCCTTTTTAATCATTTCTTTACTCAATATCTGCCTCCAAATCATATTCCTTTTCAATCTGCATAGCTTTTGCATTATTAAGCCTTGCCTGAGAAAGCTCAACTGAATCCTGTAAATTGATATTGTTCCACTCAATATCAAAGCCGCAGTTAAAACCGCAAAGCCTCAGTTGAGTATCAATTATTCTGGAAATCACGGGATTTAAAACCTCCCTGTAATATTCAAGCTCACTCGTCAGAATGTCAGCCTGCTGTTCGCTCATACGCTCGGTGCTCGACCACGAGATACCGAGCATAAACGGCGGAATGCCAAGCTTTGCAAGTATCTGCTCCATAACGTGCTTTATCGGTATATCACAGTCAGGCATCTGATTTTCAGCGCCGATTACCTTGACGCTTACGTCGCCCACCGAAACAAAGTCACACACACTGTCGCTTCGCATTGCCTTTTTCCACTCATCGGCAATCTGTTTTGCCCCCTCCTGCGTAAGAGCAGCACCGTTCTGCTCCGGCTTATATGTAACGGCAAAACGAACGTCACCTACACGCTCCCAGTTTGTTTTTACCGAGCCGAAAATTCTGAGCAGAATTGAGCTTACAAACGGCAGACTTTTAAGCACCGAAGTACCGCACGCTGTACCTGCCTTGGGATTCAGAAGAGTTGTAACGACAAGCTCCTGATTTTTAACCGGTACAGCTTCCCCGACTTCGTTCCTGCAAACCAGAAGCTTAAGCGGTGATTTGCAGGGCACAATCTGAACATCATCAAGATTTGCATTATACAGAGCGGCAATCCGCTCCCTGTCCTTTGAGAGTACCATTTCACCCACAGCCTCGCCGTATGTTAAAAGCTCGTCAATATAAGTGCAGATAAAGCCGTACATTCCTCTTGAAGAACCGCTGATAGTCACATTCTTAATAAAATCATCAACCATATCCTGCCCCCTCTTGTCGTGCACAGTCACCTTAAATGTTCCGAGAAGCCTTACAATTTTGCTGATTGCGGCGTCAATAATCGGCACCGCCTCTCTCAGTGATGAATACAGCTCCCTCTCAGCTTTTGTCTGCCTTTCATATCTCGGAAATAACAGCGAGCCGTTTTCCTTATGACTCGTCACCATCTGTACAATGCTTTCGCTCTGCTTTGCTCTTTTCTTAAAGCCAAGCTTCATTAAATTCCTCCTATCTTTGGGCGGCAAATGCAAACATCTGCACACCCCTGTCAATTTCTGTTGAAACAAAATATCGCAGGTCATCCATTGCGTGGTCATTTTCCTTTACAGGCAAATCATCGTGCTTATTTGTGTCCCACCTGTAAAGCGAAAACTCTTTCTTAATCGCTCTGCAATTTTTGCAAATTTTTACGCTTCCGTCCTTCAAGACCTGCGAGGTCTGCCTTATTCCGTTAATTACATTATTACGTGCAGGAACAACAGTAAATTTTGCGTGCCGTCTTATGACCTCAATAAAGCTCGCCGCTGACGGGTCAACAATAATTTTGTCAATTCTGCGGTTTCCTGCAAGCTTAATAAGCTCCTGATAATGCTCCTCGTCCGTCCTCTGAAAGCCCTCCTGACGTGAATTGAAGTAATACTCGTCAATTCTGTACCAAACATTTTTCTGTCTGCCCCACAGTCCGAAGGAAGCAGGATTTACCGTGCCGTAGTCGCAGGATATTACATAGCGTTCAAAATCACCTTTCGGCACCTCACAATACATATCCTCACTTTCCATAAACGGATAAACAGCGCCATATACAGCAACCCATCTGCCTTTTATAAAACGCTCGTAAAACACGCCCGAATAAAGGCTTTCATACCTCTTTTTTACATTCTCGGCAAGCGAAGGATTATCGTCCATAGTAAAATGCAGATACAACGCATTTTTCTCCTTTGCCCTCTTTATCCATTCGCAATAAAACCAGTGTTCAGGATACTCGGGATTGCAGTTGAACCAAAATCTTGAGCCTGCAACTGAACATCTAGCAATAGCTTGCTCAACAAATGACCTCGGCATAAGTGCCACTTCGTCAAACAACACACCGCTCAATGTCATTCCCTGAATTAACGACGCTGACGACTCGTCCTTGCCTCCGAAAAAATAAATTCGGTTTGTCACACCGTGATATGTAATTGTCAGCTTATTTTCCGACACCTTTTCCTCGCACTCAAACCCCAACGCTTTAAGCACGGGCATAATCGGAGTAATCATATTCCGCTTGAGCGACTTTATTGTTTTGCCGCACAAAGCAAAGTCGGAATCGGCAAACTCATAAAAGCACCAAATTACAAATGAAAGCGACATACAAAAGGTTTTTCCGCTGCGCACTGCACCATCACAGATTATTGCGTCGTAGTTATAAAAGTCGGAGTCCTTGCTCCACCAATTCATTACCCTTATCTGCTTTTTAGAAAATGGTTTAATTTTCAGACTTATTACCCCCATTTTGCTTTGCACTGTTGCAGATTGCGTCAAAAATACTGCCTGCATTATCGTCGCCGCTCCTGTCTACGGACAGCTTTTCAAGTGCCTTGAGCCTGTCAAAAAATTTAATCTCAACAGCACCTTCCTTGGGGTGTTTAATCTCCGATACCAAAAACAAGTCCATTTTTTCAAGCTCTTCACGGCTTGGCTTGTCCATATATAAAAGCGATACTGCATCCGAAATACTTCCAAAAGCAAGACGAATATAGCCTGCCGTTGCAAGTCCGTTCAAAAGTCTTTTCTGACTTGCGGCGATATGTTCAATTTCCGTCAGGATATTTTCACGCTGCAAAAGCTTATCCCCGACGGCTCTTGTATCACCGCCAAAGCCTGCAAGCTCCGCCGCTCTCTGAGCATTTCCTGTTTTCAGAAAGCAACAACAAAAGTCCTTTTCTCTGCTTGACAATTTACTTGCTATCATTTGTCACCTCCAATTATTTTGAGAGGTTTCAGTAACTCCTCTCACCTATACATATAAAAAATAAAAAAATTGCATATTTTAATGCAATTTCCAAAAAATATTTTTTATAACCGCTTCATAAGTTTTCCTTAAAATATAACCGTTCCGACCCGAAGATATGCTTCGGTTGTTTGGTGACTATCATAATTCACTTAACTAAGTAAGCTAAATTAATGTTTATTTAAATTATATAAATCTTTCCTTAGCAGTTTGTAGGGGACGGCATCCCTGACGTCCCTCCCATAGGTTTCTGCTAATTTTCGGGACGTCTTGGAAGCCGTCCCCTACACAGAACTTTATTTATTATTCAAAAAATTATCATTTAAAACTTATGAAGCGGCTGAAAAAAGCAGGAGGAATTTTATGCTTACAGGAGAATATTCAGCAAATCTTTCAAAACTCAAAAGCGCACTAAGGAGTGATGAAAGCTTTGACCTCGTACAGCGCAATCTCGTAATCAACAGTCGAAAAGCCGCATTATTTTTTATCGACGGTTTTATAAAAGATGACATAATTGAAAAGATACTCGAATTTTTCTACAAAAACCTTACAGACGAAAATTTTAAATCGGCAAGATATTTTGCACAAAGCGCAGTTCCCTATGTAGAAGTCGAAATAAGCGACGATGTCAAAAAGATTTGCACAAACATACTGAGCGGATTTGCCGGTCTGCTTGTAGAAGGCTTTGATAAGGTTGTTTTGCTTGACACACGAACATATCCCCAGCGTGATACCGCAGAACCCGACAACGACAAAGTACTTATGGGCAGTCATGACGGTTTTGTCGAAACGCTTATTCTGAACACCGCACTGATACGCAGGCGAATCCGTACGCCCGATTTAACCGTAAAGGCTATGCAGGTCGGTTCACAGTCGCAAACAGACATTGCCCTTATGTATATGGAATCAAAAGTTGACAAAAAATTTCTGAAAAAGCTGATTGCACGCATAAATAAAATTAATGTACCAAGCCTTACAATGAATCAGCAAAGTCTGATTGAGGCACTCTACAAACACAAATGGTACAATCCGTTTCCCAAGGTCAAACACACGGAACGCCCCGACACAGCCGCCTCGGCAATTCTTGAAGGAAACATTGTCATCCTTGTTGATAATGCCCCTAATGCTCTGCTGCTGCCCACATCAATTTTTGATGTGCTTGAAGAGGCTGACGACTATTACTTTTCACCCATAGTCGGAACATACCTGAAGCTTGCAAGATATTTGATTACTATTGTCACCGTGCTTATAACTCCCGTATGGCTTCTGGCGTTGCAAAACCCCGAATATGTACCGCAGATTTTCAGATTTGTTCTGCTTGATGAAGCTCAGAATGTCCCCGTATTCTGGCAGCTTATGATAATGGAGGTCGCAATAGACGGACTTCGTCTTGCGTCTCTGAACACACCTAATTCGCTTACAACTCCGCTGAGCATTATCGGTGCAATTGCTATGAGTGAATTTGCTGTTGAATCAGGATGGTTGTGTATGGAATCAATTTTATATATGGCGATTGTAACTGTTGCAAATTACACTCAGCCGAACTATGAACTTGGATACAGTCTTAAATTCTGTCGTATTCTTCTGCTTGTCCTGACATTTGCCTTTAATTTGTGGGGATTTATTGCGGCATTTGCAATCAATCTTCTTCTTCTCTGTCTTAACCGCACACTAAGCGGCAAAAGCTATCTGTATCCGCTTATACCGTTTAATGCACACGCATTTCTCAGGAAAATAGTAAGACTCCGCAGCAGATAA